GGCAACATCAGAGAAGGCATGTTGCCATTTGAAATGTCTATTAATGGATACAATATCCGCGATGCTATCGAATTATGTCAGAAAGCTTATGCCAACGTAGCTATTTTCAGAAATGCAGTTGATATCATGTCTGAATTTGCTAACGCCGAAATTTATTTAGAAGGTGGAAGTCAAAAAGCTAAAGACTTCTTCACCAAGTGGATGAAGTACACAAGAATGTGGAACGTAAAAGATCAATACTTCCGCGAATACTATCGTAGCGGTAACGTGTTCTTTTATAAGATCAATGCTAAGTTTGAAATCGACGACTTTCAAAAGCTTTTGGAAACATACGCTTCGTATGATGGATCTTCGTATAATACAGATATTAAATTGTATAACTATCCAACACCATACGATGTAAAGAACTTAGTTCCTGTTCAATATATACTACTCAATCCATTTTATCTAACAACAAATCACACTAGCTCTTGGCATCAAGTTGTTTATCAGAAAATACTTTCTGAATATGAATTAGAAAGACTAAGATCTCCCAAAAACGAACACGATAAAACCGTTTTTGAAAGCTTGGACAATGATACTAAAGAAAAAATCAGATTAGGACAATGGGCTAGAGATGGTTTGAAGATTCAATTGAATCCTACTGATATTATTTATTCTTTTTATAAGAAACAAGACTATGAACCATTTGCCGTACCATTTGGTTTCGCGGTTCTTGATGATATTAATTTTAAAATGGAAATGAAAAAGATTGATCAAGCTATTTGTCGCACAATTGAGAATGTAATCTTGTTGATAACTATGGGAACTGAGCCAGCTAAAGGCGGCATCAACCATAAAAACATAAAAGCCATGCAAAGTCTTTTAAGCAATCAATCTGTTGGTCGTGTTTTGGTTGCTGACTATACAACAAAAGCTGAATTCATTATTCCTGACATGAATAAAGTTTTGGGATATGAAAAATACAAAGTCGTTAACGAAGACATCAAAGAAGGATTACAAAATATTCTTATTGGATCAGAAAAGTTTGCTAATACTACAGTAAAAGCTCAAGTATTTTTCGAAAGACTAAAAGAAGCTAGAAAAGCTTTCTTGAATGATTTCTTGCAACCTGAAATGGAATTAATATTCCGTAATCTAGGATTTAAAGGTAAGTGTCCAATTGCTAAGTTCGAAGAAGTTTCTATCAAAGATGAAACACAGTTTAATCGCGTTGTAACTCGCATGATGGAACTTGGAATATTGCCACCAGAAGAAGGTTTGAAGGTTATCGAAACAGGTATATATCCAACTCAAGAAGAATTAGGTATTGCTCAACAAAAATTCGTCGAAGAAAGAAAGAAGGGGTATTACAATCCAATCGTTGGCGGCGTTCCTGTTATTCCTCCAGCTATGCCAGAAGTTCCAACTGGTGGAGGAACAAAGCCTCCAATGAAAAAGACAACCACTCCAACAGAAAGAGGTCGTCCTGTTGGTGCCAAAGCTTCTGTTTACGCTAAAGATGCAATTGCGAAGGTTATGGAAAAGACAAAAGATTTATATTCTATTGTTGAAGCGGGGTTAAAAAAGAAATACGCAAAAAAGAATTTAAATTCAGAACAAAAGAAACTAGCTCAAGGAATTTCTGAAGCAATTATTCTAGCTTCTGAATCAGATAATTGGTCAAGCGTAGCTTCGGAAGTTTTAAACGATCCTAACAAATTAGACACATTAGGAATATTAACTGAAATTCAAAATACCGCTTCAGAACATGATTTAGATACATATGCTGCGGGTCTTTTATATCACAGCACTAAATATTCCGTGTAAAATCTAATATTATGTTTCTTTATAAGACAAAATTTGACAATATTGTTACGGCTTCATTGAATTTTGATAAGAATATTCTCTTGTCACAAGCTTCATTGGAACCTCTCAAGTCAATTATTCCTTCTTCAGTTAATTTAGAAAAAAATGTTGACTTGGTTGGTGCCGCATTTAATGCCGCTGTTGTAAATCGTTTCAATAAGAACGGTGACGGTATTGATACAAACACTGCAATTGCTTTTAAGAAATATTTTATTCATAAGCCAACAAACATTGAACATAAAAAACAAAGAGTCGTTGGGCATATTGTTAATTCTGCTTTTTCTTCTTATGGAGAAAATAAAATATTATCTGATGAAGATGTAAAAGACACTCTTAACCCATTTAATATTGCTTTAGCTGCTGTAGTTTATAAAACAGTAGATCGCGACTTCGCTGATGCATTGATGGACTCAAATGATCCTCAGTCAGCTTTGTATGAAAAGATAAGTGCCAGTTGGGAAATTGGTTTCAACGAATACTTTGTTGCTGTTGGTAGTTTAGATCTCAAACAAGCTGAGATAATTACTAAAAAAGAGCAAATTGATGAATTTAAAAAATATTTGAAAGGCTTTGATGGACCTGGATTTATGAACGATGGTACTCCAGTATACCGTTTGGTTACTGGACGTATTTATCCATTAGGTATTGGATTTACTACTAATCCAGCGGCAGATGTTCAAGGAGTAGTAATTGATGATGGAACTTCAGCAATAAATTCTGACGATGATACTGAAGAAAATGATGAAGAAGAAGAGATGGAGACTGAAGAAGCTGAATCTTATGAAGTTAATTCCATAGATTTACTAAGCTTTAACAATAAAATATTTTCACAAAAAGAAAAACAAACTGTAAATAATACCAAAACTAAAACTATGGATTTAGAACAAATACTATCTGCATTAAAAACAGTTCTCGCTGAAAAGCAAGATTCTGTCAAGTTTAGTGAAGAAGCTGTTGCCTCAATTTCTGCTAAAATCGCTGAAAGCATTAAACTCAAGAACGACGAAATTAAGCTCGAAATGGAAAAAGCTGAAATCGCCAAGGCTGAAGCCGTCGCTCAAGCCGAACAATTCAAGAAAGATCTAGAAGAGAATAATAAGAAACTTTCTGAAACTGCTGCCAAGCTCGCAGAACTCGAAAACACAATTTCTGCTCAGGCTGCTCAAGAACTTTATAGTTCAAGAATGAATATATTAGATAGCGAATACGATCTTGACGAAGTTGATCGTCAGTTCCTCGCTAAAGAAGTTTCTGCTCTAGCTAATAGTGATGAAGCTTTCGCTTCTTACAAAGATAAGATCGCTGTTCTATTCAGACATAAGAGCAAAGCATCAAAGCTAGATCAAGACAAGATTTTCCAAGAACGTTTAGAAGCTGAATTGGCAAAGAGAATGGGTCAAGTCAAGACTCAACCAACTGAAGTTGTCGAAAAGACAGTTGAGGTTGAAACAGCTTTGGCTAATGCCAAACGCGAAGAGCCAGCTATTCCCGCTCAGTCAATTACTCCTTCTGAAACAAAGACTTCTTGGAAAGAAAGACTAGGTAAGGCTTTCAGCAAAGAAAATATAACCGTTAAATTTTAAAAATATATGTCACTAAGATTATATCCATTCAGACAATATAGCGATGTTGATGTTATCAACATGTTCGCTAGCGACACTGTTGATGCCAGCCCATCTACAAATGGCAATGGTTCAGCCGGTGTTTTCGTTAAGGTATCTGCTGGTAATTTGGATCTAGATCCAATTCAATACACAGCTACCGATATCACAAATACACTAGGTAAAGCAGATTATCCTTTCTTGGGTGCTGCTCAATATCCTGCTGTACCTTTGAGATTCACTGCTGCCACTGCTGGTGAACCAGTTCTTGGCATTACATTGAATCAAACTCTCGCTGCTGATGAAAACGGCGAAAGACTACTTTATAATCCTGTAAAGAGAGCTGAATTGCAAGCTGTTCTTACTGGACAAGCTGTTCCTGTAGCTACCAAGGGTGTATTCACCTTGGCTGATACAGCTATCGATTGGGTAGACGCTAGCATGACTGTAAACAATCACCTCGTTATCTCTGCTAACGCTGGTAAGGTTTCTGGTCTAGCTGCTTCTACAGTATCACCAATCACTGGAACTACCAGCATCGTTGGTAGAATTTTGGGAACTGGTCAACGTGTTTCTCAGAATGGTAAGAGCGATTATTTCGCTGGAACCACCACTGGCAAGTACGCTCTAGTCCAAATCGACTGTGTAACTTCCTACGTTGTCTAATATTTAACATCTTAAAAATATGAAAATCGTTTTAAAGAGAACAGATGAACAAGTCGAGCTAATCAAAGCTCTAGCCTCAAAGAACCGTGAAGTAGCCTTCGATGCTCAAGTAGCATTGGCTGAATTCATTGGACCAGTATTGGCTGAAGTAATTAATAACGCTCCAACCATTTCTAACTTGTTCACAAGTCTTCAGTTCAATGCTGAAGATAATCCTTCAATTCCTCTAGACCTCTATTATGATATCTTCGATGAAGATTACATCAAGGTCTATAGCCAAAGTGTCGCTGGTGGTCTTCCTCAGAACGTAGTTCAACCTTTGGCTTCTGAGCTAAAGATTGCTACTTATCGTCTCGACAGCGCTGTCGCTTTCGATAAGAAGTACGCCGCCAAGAGCCGCTTGGATGTAGTTAGCAAGTCTTTCACTCGCGTAGCTCAAGAAGTTATGCTCAAGCAAGAAAGAACTTCTGCTAACCTAGTAATGACTGCTCTAGCTCAAGCTTCAACTGGTAATGATAGCAC